ATGCCCCTCACTGATACCGCCGTGCGGCAGGCCAAGCCGGCCGACAAAGATTTCTCCCTCACGGATGCCAGCGGCCTATCCCTGTTCGTGGCCACCAACGGTACCAAGTCCTGGCACTTCCGCTTCTCTTGGCACGGCAAACAGCCGCGCTACTCCCTCGGCACCTATCCAGAAATCACCCTCAAGGAAGCCCGAGAGCTTCGGGACCAAGCCCGCGCACTGGTTGCCAAAGGCATTGACCCTCGCATCGAGCGGCGGCAGTCGAAGGCAAAAGCAGCCGACAGGCAAGAAAACACCTTTGAGGCAGTGGCAAACCGTTGGCACGACTTCAAGCTCCCCCGCTGGTCCAAGTCCATAAGGGGTGCTGCCGTGCAGTCCAGGTTCTATCTGGAAAAGGACTTGATACCGGAGCTGGGGAAATACCCGCTCGACCAGATCAATCGCGCCGACGTACTTAGGGCGATGCGCCGTGTGGAGAGGCGTGGCGCACTGAACTCGGCACGCAAGTGTCGATCCTGGCTAAACGAAATATTCAGGTATGGGATGGCCGAGGACTTGATAGATATCAATCCAGCCTCCGACCTGGACATCGTCGCCGTGCCGGAGCCGCCCGTTCAGCACAACCCCTACCTCAAACAGCATGAACTGAAAGTTTTTCTAAGGACGCTGCACGATGACAGCTGCGCCAGTTACGTGCGTAGCGCCATACGGCTGTTGCTATTGACGGGGGTGCGCACCATCGAGCTGCGTAGCGCGACCATTGATCAATTCGATTTCGACAACGCGTTGTGGACTATACCGCCAGGGATTGTGAAGCAATTGCAGAAGAGGGTTAGAACGCAGAGTGGGGAGATTCCACCTTACCTGGTCCCGCTTTCGCGGCAGGCTGTGGAAGAAGCGAAGCGCGTGCACAAGCTGACCGGTAGCTATCGGGTGCTTATTGCGGGTCGAAATGACCCGCGCAAGTCGATAAGCAATGGCACAGTCAATTCAGCTATTTCACGCATGGGATACAAGAGCAAGCTCACGGGGCACGGGATGCGCGCCACGATATCAACCGCCTTGAACGAGATGGGATATGACGAAAGGTGGATCGATGCTCAGCTGTCGCACATTGGCGACTCGTACAACCATGCTGAGTTTGTGGAGCAGAGACGGGGAATGATGCAGCACTGGGCTGATTACTTGGACTCGCTGGAGTCTACCGACTGATCGCGGGCCGCTGCCTGCTTTTGGTTCCATTGCAGAACCTCAGACTTGATCCAGGCCACGGACCGGCCGCCCAGCTTGACCTGTTTGGGGAACTCGCCAGTCTTGGACATTTCATAGATTTTGGTTGTCTTGTACCCGACCAGCCGGATTACCTCCGGCAATTTGATGTACTCGATGTGTTGCGTTTGTTGCTCGTCGGTGCGTGCAGTGTTCATAGGGATACCTCGCCACGCCGTTGCCGGGTGGATTGATTGGAGGGGTTGGAGTTACTTGGTATTGAGGCGGATTACTTCGTCGAGGCAGGCGTTCCAGCCATCAGCCTTGGATCTGTATGTGACAGGCCTTGATGCACATGCTGCTTGCGCTCAGGAAGTACCACCGCTACCGGCGCGGGCTGCTCGGCGTGGTCGAACATCGCCTTGTATTCAAAGCCTTGATCTTCCCAGGATTCGACCACATCCCATTCCTGCGTGAAGTGGTTGATCGCATTGCCGCGCGTCTGCACCCAGCCGTACGGCTCATGGTTTTCCGTCTTACCGCACTTCGTGCATGTCAGCGTGAACTCGCCGTCATCTGTCCATTCATGGGCGCACGCCACCGGCTCGCCCTGGGGCTGGGCGGCTGGCACAGCTCCTTTCAGTAGCTCCCGCAAATGGTGCGGCTGAATGATGATTGGGCAGCTCAAGCTCTCAAGGAAGTCTTCGCCATCGTGCTGCCAGAACCAAACGGCGTTTTGCTGGTACAGGGTTATTTCATTGACGTGTGCGCGGGCCTGAGCGATCTCCCCATCAAGACGCTTGCAGTGCTGCACCAGAGTGTCGAACTTGTGCTTGGGCACTGTCTCAGTTCGATTGTCTTCAGGCGCATCCAGCAGGGCGCGCAGCCTATCCCATGCTTGGTCTGATTCATGGGTTGAATGCCCGTGCAACAAGACGAGTTCGAGATCATCACGCGGCACGCCGTCAATCGTTTGGTTGGTGGTCATTGCTGTTCTCCGTCACGCTGCATCATGTAGGCGAGCTGTTCATTGGTGGGGCTCGGCGTCTTCGCTATGAAGTGGAGTCGACTATCAGAATGCTGGTGAGGCTGACAGAACATAGACCCTTCCTTCTTCGGCGCCCTGCAACCCGGGCAAGCACATGGCTTTTCCATCAGCTCACCACATTCAGGGCAGCCAATTTTATTGGCGTAACTGTGGGCGCAGTCTTCACTCATAAATCACCTCAGCAAATCAGTTGTGCCAGTGCCAGCAGGCACCAGCAGTAGGCGGGGAGTTGGGTTAGGGCTTGTCCTTCATGCGCGCTAACAGCAGGCCAAGCCCAAGGCAGGCGAGCCCCAGTCCGGCGCATCCAAGTACGAGCAAGCCGTAGCTACTCATCGCCACCACCCTCTGCTGACTTGAGTGCGTGCTGTGCCAGCTCGATCACGTCTTTGTCATAGGTGTTCTCAATGAACATCTGGAGCAGGCCTTCCAGATCAGCCACGCGCAAGCGCAGCAGATGCTCCCGCTCGCCCGCCGAGACATATGCAGTAGATAGCGTGTCGTTCTTCTCATCCGCTGCGGTCAGCAGGGCTTGCAGGGCGTCGACCTTGTTTACTGCCCGGTCGTATTCGCCCTTTACTTGGCCGACCTCGTTTCGCAGGGCGTCACGATCGGCGGTTACTCGGTCGAAGTCCTCGACCATTACCAAGTTGCCATTCTTCGGATCGGCCACGTATCGCTGATCGTTCCAGTGAACGTAGTACCGCTTTACTTCGGACACAGTAATTTCCTTGCCGGGCCATGCCCGGGCGGTGGAGTGGGGGAGTTATGCTGCTGCGAGGTAGGCTTCGATCACTCGCTGTCCGGCCAGCGGCGGTACTGCGTTGCCCGCCATGTGCATGGTCAGCCGGTGATTTTCGGGTCGCAGGGTATTGGCCGGGAATGACTGGGCTGCCAGAGCCTCATTAGCGCTGAGCATTCTCATCTCGTCGCCTCGCACCAACGCCCACCGATCCAGCGTGGTGATAGTGCCGATTGGCCTGCTCATGTCTCTGCCGGTGAGTCCAGAGCCTTTGCCGTAGTAGGGCATGATGAACTGGTCACCGAAGCGACCTCTACCGTTAGCAACGCGCGCAAGAGTTGCCGCTGCACGTCCAGGCTTGTCTACGAGCGACCATTTTCCGGAATTGAAGTCGAGGAAGCTGGTGGCTGGCACATGCTCATGCCGCTGTATCTGGAGCATCAGTGGCGCCCTGCTGCGGGTCAGCACCAGAAACAGGCGAATACGATGCTGGGGAACGCCCAGGTCGGCGCAATCAAGGATGTGCGGCGCAACCTGGTAGCCGAGAGCCTGAACAGCTGCGAGCCAAGCCGGATATAGCGCCCAGTCCATGAACTCGGCTACGTTCTCCAGTATGCCGCCTTCAGGTCGGTGAAACTCAAGCGCAGAGACAACCGCCCAGGCAGTCGAGCGGCTCGCGTCGTGCTGCGGATTACCTGATGACTTGCCGCGCGCCTTTGAATGGCCCTGGCAACATGGAGATGCCAGAAGCAAATCATGCTTGGGGACTGTTTCCCACTTGGCTTGGTGAAGGTCTTGGCAGACATGCTGGGTGCTGGGGTGATTGGCGCTGTGCCATTTGACTGCCTCGGGCCAATGGTTGGCAGCCCAAAGAACGTCAACGCCGGCGGCGCGCGCACCGGTACTCCATCCGCCCAGCCCGGCGAACAAATCGATTGCTGTTGTCATTCTGAATTTACCGTTTCTGAAAGGTTTTGGTCAGCGCGGCGTTGACGCTATTGCCGCGCTTCAGCACGACACGGGCGAGTGCTGCTCGGTCTTTTTCGCTGTGGCTGGCCTGGCTGAGCAGGCCTAAGTAGCTGTTGGCGGTCTCGCGTAGATCTTCGGCAGGCGCCTCGGCGGTACGCTTCAGCGCCTGGGCCAGTGATCGCTTGCGGGTGGTTCGCCGCCAGGGCTTGATGACGTGTCCAACGAAGTCGACGCCGCGATCCACGGGTTGCAGGATGGTCTTGGTCGGGTTCAGCTTGGCGCCAAGCCTGGGTAAGAACGCTTCCACCTCTGCCAGCCACTGGTTGAGTTGCTGCGGTGACTCATGCAGAAACACGAAGTCATCGACGTACCGGATGTAGTGCTTGGCGCCCAGGCGATGTTTGGCGAACTGGTCCAGTGCGTCGAGGTAGACGTTGGCGAAGAACTGCGACGACAGGTTGCCGATCGGTAGGCCGAGGTGCGCGGGCTGGGCCACCAGACGCTTGTGCTGCGGCACTCGGTTGAACAGGTGCGCCGGGCTGCGTGTTTCGTAATCCTCACGCGGGTCGTGCATAAGGATCTGAGAGGCGAGGGCCAGCCACCATGGTTCGGTGATCCTGGCCTCCAGCTGCTTGCGCAGCACCGCCTTGTCTATAGCGACGAAGAAGTTGGCCAAGTCGCACTTGAGGTAGAAGATCGGCTTTGACCAGTTCTCGCTGGCGCTCCGTATCTTCGACTCAAGGCGTGTAGCGGCGTACAGCGTGCCGCGCCCTGGAATGCATGCGCAACTGTCCGCTATGAAGCTGGCGTAGAAGCGCGGNGCCACATGGTTGTACATNAGGTGGTGGACGACGCGGTCCCGAAAGGCTGCCGCCCAGACTTCGCGGGCTTTGGGGCGGGTGACAACGAAACAAATGGATCGGCCTGGGCGGTAATTGCCGCTGACCAGGTCGTCGTGCAGTTGAATCAGGTTCCGCTCCAGGTCGATCTCGAAAGCCAGTGCGCTGTCGCTGTTGCGCTTGGTGCGTCGGCAGTCGTAATAGGCCTGAACCAGATCCTGAAACGGGTAGGGACCCAAAGTCGAATCTGCGGACGGGGCGGACACGGAGCTCGTTGTTCTTGTCGTTGTTGTTCTGATTGCCATCATCGAAGTTCATGTTGAATGCGTTGTTGGCTGAGCGCTGCGACCTATCGTGCTATCTACGTCGCCAAGCCGAAGGCAGAGCCGATCAGCTTGGAAACTGCGCGAGACCTACGCGGACGCTTTAGACCGGCGGTATCTCTTGTGCGCATGGCGGTGACCCATCAGGTCAGCGGCACGACCAGATTCAATTCGCACAGACCAGAAAGCCGTAACCTTCAGGTAGCGGGCGCGGTTGGGGTGGAGCGTTTCCAGGCGTTGGCTTGCTTGCCGACGGAGGTGGTTACCTCTATCGCCTTGGCATGCTGTTCGACACTGATGAATCGACTGTCCTTGAAGAGGCGCATCAGGAATTCGACTACTTGAACCCTCTCGACCAGCAGAGTCAGATGTGGGCGCTTGTCCTGTGTTGCGTTTGCACGGCCGATCAGCATCACGACCTCAATGCACTCATCTATCACCCGCTTTCCCAGTGACTGCTTCAGATCTCGCGGGATGTTGCGGGTCAACGTTGTTGCCATGTGCAGCAAGCCCATCGAGGCTTTGTATATCTGCAAGTCCGTATGCATTGCCATGTGGCACGCTCTCCAAGAGCAACCGCCCGCAAGCGGGCGGATTAAATAAGCGAATTAATCAATAAGCTCGCTGCGGACGGGGCGGACACGGAGCTCGTTGAGCTTGACGTCGTAGTCCTGAACGCCATCAACGAAGCCCATGTAGAATGCGTGGTTGGCTGAGCGCTGCGAACTCGACCAGTACCAGGTGTCACGGAAGGCTTCGGCGCCACCCTCCTGGAATGCTGCGTGTGCGGTCTGCGCCGGGTCTTCTTCGCTGTACAGCAGGCCTACTGGCTCGCTGTTCGGGTTGTCACCGCTGCGGGCTCCTGCCCAGTTTTCTTCGGTGGTCGGCTTGAAGTGGCGGTACTGCAGCTCTTGGACGTCGCGCGCCGGGATTGCCCAGTCGGTGAAGCCTTCGATGCTCAGGTTCAGGACCTTCGCTGCCAGTTCGCTGCCTGCCGCCGCCATGGCCTTGGTATTTGCCAGGCCGTCGGTGAAGCTGTCGGCGCCCTCGATCTTCTCGCCGTACTCGCCCCACTTGCCGACCAGCTCATGCTCGGCACCAGCGGTGATGTTCAGGAAACGCTGGCCGGTTACCGGGTCTCGGGTAATGCCGGTGACGAAACCGCCGCCGTAGGCCTGGCCGATGGCTGGGGTGGTTACGGCCGGTGCTGCTTTCTCAACTGCGGACATGGTGCTTCCTCTTTTCGAAGGCAACAAAAAAGGCGCTGTGCGCCCTGGTGTGCCGGATCAAGAACGAATGGATGAAGGATTAAATAAAGAATCTGCGGACGGGGCGGACACGGAGCTCGCTGCCCTTGACGCCGGTGTACTGATAGCCATCAGCGAAGTACATGAGGAATGCGAAGTCGGCTGAGCGCTGCGAAGATGACCAGTAATAGCAGTCCTGGGCGAACACCTCAGGACAGTTCAGCCAGCCCTGGTACAGCTCGGCAGCGGCCGGCAGGTAGAAGTCATGGTGACCATCAGCCTGGTACTCGGCACACGCGTCGGCAGCGGGATATTTTCGCTCGTCGTCGTTGCCGATCAGCACTTGGGTGTTGATGTAGCCGTCAGTTTTGCTGAGGTCTTTCACCTCCACGCCACGGCCACCCCATTCGAGGCTGCCAACGTCCTTGGCGGCGATGATCAGATAATGCGCCGGAACATCACCGCGGGCATGGACGAAGCCTCCGTTGATGCCGCCCTGGCCTGGCCACGGCTGGCCGATCTCCGGGGTCGGGGATTGGGGTGTTGGCTGAACATTCGCCGCCGGCGGCAATGCCTGGGCAAACATGCTTGCGGCGAGCAGATGAATCATGCGCTCCGCCGGGCCTTTGATTTTGAGGCCGTCGGCCTCGATGGAAATGGTCTTGGCTTTCATGCTTTAAACCTCAAAGAGTAGTGATGCAGGGATGGATCAGACGACTTCTTCCAGCGTGGCGATGACCTTGAAGCTGTGATCAAACGCCGATTCACCCTCGGTTTCGATCTCGACCACTTTGTCATCGAGCAGGCGCAGCAGCAGGGTGGCTGTCTTGTCGCTGTCGATGGCCAGGCGGCTCTGGACCCAGTGACCCTTGAACGCCTTGCTGTTGGACTTGAGCACGATCAGTTGCTTGGCATCGTCGTAGCTGAACTCGCCAAACTCTTTGCCCAGGTCGGCGCCGCCAGCACCACCCGTGCGCTCGGCCAGATCTTCGGCGGTGCCCAGCGGGTGTTCGCCGTCCGGCTCGTCTGGGCCTTTTCCACCGGCGGGGAACAGGCTGCCGGTCAGGTCGCTGACGTGTAGCGGCAAGTCTGGCTGGTCACGGTCCGGCTGAATAAAGTCGAGGCCGTCGTCATAGTCTGTCGGCGCCACCACCAACAGACACATCTTCCCGGGAACCTTGGCCAGGGCACCGCCGTTGGGGTCATTGACGTCAATGTTCGCGGTGATGGTGATCGCCTTTTCCTTGAACTTGGCATCGATCACCTTCACTTCAACGACGTCAACGTTGCGCGAGCTGATGATGTTGATCGCGGTGTGTGCCGCTTCGGTTGCGCTCTTGATGGCGCGGTCAATGACTTCCTGCTGGCAGCCTTCGTTCAGCTTGCTCCACGGGGAGTGGATGTTCTTCACTTCAAACAGGACCATGTTCACCAGGTCGTGTACCAGCAGTTCGTGCGCGAGCATGGATGGCTCAAAGCCCGCCAACTTGGCGCGCTCGATAATGTCACGGTGTTCAGTCTTCATGGGCATTCCTCAGTGCTTGGCAATCCGCTCAAGGTGTTGTTGTTGAAGCGGGCTCAGGTTGGTATGGGCGCCGTAACGCTTGAAGCTGGCGCGGATGTTCTCGACAAATTCCAGTTCCCATTCCCCGCTGGCGTGCAGCTCAGCGGAGACCAGGATGGAAGCGAACTCCTCGACACTGTCGTAGATGTCGAGGATGGATTGAGCGGCCATGATCAGGCTGCGGCCAGTTGGGCCTGTACTGCCTGGATGTGGTTGACCAGGGCGGTACAGATTCGCGGGAAGTCGATTTCGCGGTACAGCGTTGCGCCACGCTCACGGGCGGCCGCTTCGAAGCCCAGCGAACTCATGAAGCTGGCCGAAACGACGAAGCCGAGGCGGTCGCTCAAGTCACCCAGCTTGAAGTGCCGGCCATCGTCGACGGGCTGTTGAGCTGCTGCAGCCGTCTTGATCGGCGTGGCTGGCGTAGCAACCGAAACCTGTTCGCCAGCCTGCGGTGCGGGTTCAATCGTCTGTACTGCCTGCTGCTCAACAACTGGCTCAACAACCTGCTGTTGCTGCTGGGCTGCCAGTTGCTGCGCCTTTTCCTCTTCCTGGCGCTTAAGCTCAGCCTGTTGCTGTTCGTGCTCGTTGATTCGGACCTTGATCAGCGCCACCAGGTCATCGTTGGCTTTAAGCGCCAGCTCCTGGAAGTCGTGGAACAGGAACTTGTGGTCAGCCCCCAACTCGTTAAGGCTGGCTTGGTTGACTCGGATGCCATCGGCTATCCGGCTGGCCTCGATCTTCGCCCGGGCCAGTTCGCTGTCGGCGGCTTCCTGGAGGCTGGACACCGACTTCTTGCCCTTGATGGCACCTGCAAAGTCGGAGGCCACACGCGGCATGCGGATGCGGCCACCCAGCGTTCCATTGATCTGGTCGATGTGATCCTGCAAGGCCTTCGCCGCATCCATGACGATATCGCTGCGGATCATTTCCTTGCGCGCCTTGACCAGCTTTTCCAGCTCCAGGCGCTTGCGCCGGGTCTCGGCCGCGATGTCATCAATCGCCTTGAACAGCACGTCGATGCTCTCGGTTTGGCTCAGGGCGTGTTCTTTGGCTGCCTTGAGCTTGTCCTCGACCTCACCGCACCACTTGACCGTGGCGTCGGCATCGGCGAAGTCCTTGTCCGTTTTCAGTTCGGTGCTGATGTTGCTGATAACGGTGAGGGCGTGAGACTTGAAGGCATCCAAGTTGCTGGCGGTAACCATGCCCGTGACGTCGATACGCAGCGCCGGCAACTGGTCAGGGGCGGCGCCGATCACCTCGACCTTGGCTTCCTGAGGGACGAATTCGCCCAGGTCCTGTTCGAACTGGGCCCAACCGGCGATCAGTGCTTCACGGCGCCCCGGTACCGGGCTGTATTCCATACTGACGTACTTGTCGCGGGTGCCGTCCGAGCAGACGAAAAGCACGCGTTCAGCACCGCTTACCAGCAGTTGCTGTTCCAACTGCCAGTAATAGTGCGGGTCCAGCTCACCGGCGCGGATCTGCGTCGCGACCTTCTCGTTCCATAGTTTGTGTTCAAACAGGACGTCACCCAGCATCGTGGCGCCGTCCATAGAGGCCAGCAGGTTGCCGCTGGTGCCGACGATTGGGTACAGCTCTTCGCCGATATCTTCCTCAGCCAGGGGCCGTGCCATTTCCTCAGTGGCATGGCCACGGTCGAATGCGGCCTGCTGCTGCGGGGTGACGTCCGGAACAATACCGGTCTTTTTCATCGCCAGCAGATCGTTGCGGGACTGGAACTTCGAAGCGCCCATCATCGCGGGCGCCTCCGAAGCGGTGAAGTGGGATGCGCGAAGGGCCAGCCAATCTGGCGTGCCCTGCTGGACGTTATGCACTTTCATTGGTGACTTCTCCTTCGATTGGGGCCAGGGTGCGGATGCGCTCTTCTTGCTCAGGGGTAACGGTGTATTTGGTGAGCAGGTTGGTGAGCAGGTGGTCAGGACTGGTGCGTCCGGCGGCGATCATCCCGCGCCACTGCTCTGCGTTTTCCTCGAGCTTGCTGTCGGGGTACGCCGGCAGAACCTTGGGCTCGTCGGTCTTGCGGGGCAGTGACTGGTTGAGCTCGCGCTCGGTCGGGATGTCCTGGACTTCTTCGGCCATCGGCATGCCGCGCAGCACGTCGGGGAACACATCTCGCAGGGCGAACGATCGGGCGCGCATCTGTCGCATCCGTTTCGGGTATTGGGCCCACGGGCCTTGCTTGCCCTTGAGGCCTGCCTGCTGGGCGTCGGTCATGCTGAACGTGCGGGTCTGTTCGTCTTCGCCGACACGCTTTACCCGGCAGGAGGCCGTCTCGCCATCGTCGGTCTCGTACACGTACTCACACAGCGGCGAGCTGCGGACCAGGGCGATGACCGCGTCACCCCAGAGCGATGGGCGCCCGTTAATGACCGCAATGCTTTGCATGGCTTGCATGGGCTGCAGGCCAAGTTCCATGCCCCACTGCACTGCCACCAGGATGTTGGCGGGCTTTTTCTGAAAGTCCTTTGGGACGATGTCGGAGTTGGCGAGGTAGTCGGCGAACTTCAACGCCTCGTCGAGGTTCTGCGGCGCGAGACTGAACGTCTGCTTGATGGCTAATTCGGACACAAGAGTTTCCTTGCCGCGACTTGCGCAGCATTGAGGTGTTAACGGGGAAGGGGTTTAAGCGTTAGCGGCCGGCTGTTCTCGGCGCTTCTCGATCTGGTTCGTGTTCGGCGGTAGGTCGACGTAGAACACTTCAAGGCAGTATTTCGGGGTTTTCTTGAGCAGCACCGGCGCCGAAGCGCGGGTTCGAGTCATCAGGCTGCGCATCATTTCGGGATCAGCGAAGCCCAGGTGCTTGCCGGCGAACTCGACTTTCTCGCGCTGGGCGCTGGCTTCCAGGTAGGCAAGCACCTCTTTCACGTCCTTCACCGATAGCTCGACCTTGTCGAGTCCTCGGTCGATTGCCCGGTGCAGCTCCGGCAGCAGCCAGCGCGCTGTTTCCATCGCCGAAGCCTTACGGGTTTCGAAGTCCTTGGCGTGCTTGGACATGCGTCACCCCCTGGCGGCCAACATTGCGTCGGCAAGGCTGTAAGCGGCGCGTGCTGCGTGCTCGTATCCATCAGGCGAGAGGAACGCGCCGAGCTCCGGTGCGGCATCATCGACAAAGCGACTGAACTGTCCGGCAGCGATTGGCAGCGCCTTGGCAGCAAAGTAGTCGCGAAGGCTCATGCCCTGCATGGCGTTGGCCTTGGTCTGGATATAGACCTTGTCCTTTTCGTCAGTGCTTGCGGTTTCAGGAAGCTGGAGCATTGCCGCCATGGCGATGGTGTGTGACGTGCCGTTTTCTGCGCACGAAAAAGCCGGGCCGCCGGTATCTTTGGTGGACATGGTGTTTACCTATTGAGTGATCAGGCTGCCAATGGCTGGGCCCAGTAGAACGATGGTGAGGAAGGTCAGGCCAACGATGGCCGAGGTCCAGCGGATGGCGCGCCGCCGGTCACGCTGGCGGGCGGTCATGGGCAATACCTGCAAACGGTGTATCCGACGTTTACCCGGCGCTTGAGGCATGACTGACACCAGCCAGCCAGCCCAACGCGACTCTGCACCTGGTCGGCGCTCAACTTTGCATTGAGGTTCTGTTGCCTGTGGACAATTTTGTTGTACTTCGGCTTGTGCAGTTGGATCAGCCGGAACTCTTCATCCAGCATTGCCTGGGCATTGTCGAAGTGAGCCAGAACAGTGAACTTAAACGGCTTTCCATTTGCCTTGTGCCAGCGGAAACGATCCTCTGGTTTCTGGATGGTGGTGCCGATGTAAACGATCTTGCCTTTCAGCTCGCCTTTGTAGACGACATGGTCACGTTGACTCATGACACCCTCGCAATCAGCATGCCGCGCCGCGTTTCAAGTCTCAGCGGACGGGGCAAATCAGTGACCAAAAAAAAGCCCTGACGGCGCAGGACTTCAACAAGTTGGGCGGATGTTCGGCAGATGATGGTCATTGGCGGTACGACTCCAGCTTCTGCATCAGTTCTTCGTGCTGGCGCTCAATGATTCGATCCTGACGGGCCACGTAGTGCCGGTGCTCATTGATATCGATCGCGCCCAGGGCGTGGGCCATTTCAATGGCCATGGACGTTTCAGCGTGCAACTGCGCGGACGTGTTGCCATCCCGCAGCAGCGCAAACCGTGAATCGATCATGTCCAGGGCTGTTTCGTGTGCGCGGCTCATGCTGCCCACCTCCCTTGCCGGCGCTTGCGGGCATCAATCTCAACCCATAGCGCCAAAGTGATCTGCGGGCCGTACTGGTGGGCCAGCACCGGCAGTTGATAGTCCGGTACATCCATCCGGACACCGTCTTCGTCGTAGCAGATGCCCGACACCAGGTTGAATTCCAGTTCCCGTTCGCCCTGGGCGTCCCAGTCGCTGTTCCAACTGCCGGGGCAGGGCGGTTCATTCACGCAATGGGTCACCTCCACCTGGAGGACAAACCCCTCAACAATTATTTCGTGTTCCATGGTGCCTCCGGTGGAGTCCGTGTTTTTAGTGGCGGCGGATAATTTCCGCGCGGGAGCGGTGAGCGTTTTCACCCACATAGATGGCCACGGCCTTGATGGATGTCACCGCGACTTCGCTGCCGTGCGTTGCCGCCAGCGCCATGCCAGCCATGCTTATGAGCTTGACCGTGACGTTGTGCACGTCGTCCATATCGCGTGGCTTGCAAGCGTTGATGTAGGCCTCAACCAGCTTCTTGCACATTTGCTCTGCTGTTTCTTGGGTAACCATTGGGTTTGCTCCGGTTGTTTTCCCAATGCGTCCGGCCAAAAAAAACGGCAGGGCGCATCAGTGAAAGGTTCCGGTGTTGCTGGCCGCTGTTACACGCCACCTGCGGACTGGGCGATTACTTTCTCGGGGGCCTTCGGGGCCCAACACCCAGCCGCGACACTGTCCGCTGGAAAACTGATTCGGGGCTTTGCGCTGCGCACCCAGGGACAGTTGCCATCCTTCTGGACCGTTGAGGCCGGTCCATCGCTTGCCTTTGCTGCTGGGCCGGTGGCGATCCGGCAAGGTGAAGCGGTGGAACTAAAGAGCGGTTATCAATCTGCGCTAATCGCAGAACATGGATTGCATTATGCGCAGAATTAATTCTGCGTCAAGCGCAGATTCTGAATTTCAGGCACAAAAAAGCCCGCGCATTGGCGGGCTCAGATTTGGAGGGGGTCGGCTATAGGTTGTGGATGATCAGCCAGAGGAAGAAAGCAGCGCCGATAACAAGAGTGATCATTTCGCCGCGGGAGGTTTTTTCTCCCATCAGTGCGGAAACAATTCCGGTGACCAGGCACACAGCCATGCCAGTACAGAACAGCAGTCCAGCATGAGCCCAATCAAAAACGAGGGTCACGCCTGCCGTGACGATAAGGAACAGGCCGAAAGCGAATGCCGTGCCCGCAATGGAGTTCCTTGTAGCCTGCGGATTATCTATCGATTGCATGGAGTCACCCAGTCAAAGGCCGGTCATCTTGGTATCGATCACGCGGCCTATGACTTTGAACGGCCCGTCGATCTGGATGGTTCTGTAGTTCTGGTTCAGCGGCCGCAAGTACTTGTTGCCGGCGTCCTCCATGTACTGCTTGAAGGTGCTTTCGCCGCTTTCCAGCTTGATTACATAGTACTTGCCGCTGATCAACTCGGCCTCGGGCATCACCAGGATACGCGAGCCCTCGGGAAAGTTTGGGTTACCGCTGCTGGTCATTGAATCGCCGCGAACTTCCAGCCAGAAGCCGTTGGTACCGGCGTTCTCGACCGAAGCTAACCACGTTTCCGCATCGCCCGGGTTGAAGTTGTCGCAGGATTCCGCCCACTCCCCAGCAATCACCCAACTGATCAAAGGATATTCCCTAGAGCCCCGGCTTGGTTGCAGGGCCATCTGCACGTTCGACATTCCGCTGTCTTGGGGGGAGTCCATTCCCTGGCCAACCTGGGCCAGCGTTATCCCAAGCACCTCCATGATGCGCTTGAGCTTTTCAGGCGTCGTGCCTTGTTGCCCTCGTTCCAGGCGTGACAGGTTGCCCGTGTCCGAATCGACCTGGTTGGCGAGTTGCTCGAGGGAAAGCTTCTTGGCTTTCCGGGCGTTTCTGATGATCTGTCCAATTTCCATGGTGCTGATTTTCCGGACTTGCTGCGTTGTGCGCAAAGCGGTAAGCGCAGAATTTGTTTGCTTTAAATCTGCGCTAATCGCAGAATCATTCCTGAAATCAACTCAGGGCCTTGCCATGACTCCTTTAAAACGCGCACGAATCGCCAAGAAATGGACGCTCGCCGATGTTGCGGCACGTCTTGCTCAGCTCGGCGACACCATCGATTCCGGCAACCTGTCCCGCGTAGAGCGCGGCGTACAGCGTGCCTCGACCGTACTGGCCGAGAACCTGAGCCGGGTATTCGATGGGGAAATCACCGAAATCCACATCCTCTATCCGGAGCGCTTCAAAGGCGCTTCCGAGGCGGCGTAATCATGTCGACGAGCCCATTAAGCCAAGAGCAGACCGTAAGGGCCCGCAAGAACTACGTCGTTCTCATGCAGAAGCTTGCATCGATCGGCAACGGCCCTGTCGCGCTTGCAGTGGGTTGCGATGAAGCAACCATCAGCCGCATGAAGCCGGAGAAGTTCCAGCAGTTCGCTGAAATCCTGGCCGTGCTCGGGTTGAAGATCGTTCCCGAGGAAATGCGCTGCTTTAACGAGCAGGACATTGCCATGTTCATCCATGGGTCGAAGCGTTGGATGGAGCATATCCAGGGCGTTGATCAGCTCGAGGAGGGTTGATCATGGAATGGTTTCGCATGTACGGCGAATTCGCCACCGACCCCAAAGTGCAGATGATGAGCGAGGCAATGCAGCGCCGCCTGGTCATGCTCTTTTGCCTTGAATGCAGTAACGGTATTGAAACGTTTCATGTAACGGAGCGCGAAACATCCATAGCGTTTGCACTGCGCGTTACAGAGGAAATTCTCGCTGAAACCAAGGCCGTTTTTTTGGCCAAAGGCTTCATAAATGACGACTGGACTTTGGCCAATTGGGACAAGCGTCAATACGTCTCTGACTCAAGCACAGCAAGGGTTAGGGCGCATCGTGAGAAGAAGAAAAAAGAGGCCGAAGAACGTGAAACACGTATGAAACGTTCCAGTAACGCCCCAGAACAGAACAGAACAGATACAGAACAGAAAGAACACACACATACCGCGCAGACGAAATTCTCGCTTCACGACGCTTGGGAACCCGACCCAACCACGTTCACCGCCGTCCTGTTCCGCAATGGCATGGCAAACCAAACCTTCGAAGCCGACCAGCTTCTTGAATTCCGCTCCTACTGGATCAGCCGACCC